ACGTTCATTCTCTGTATTGAACTACGGAACTCCGGTAGAGTATATGCCTGGAAAGATTGCCCGTATTATCAACATCGGTAAGATTGGTTTGCCGACTACCTAATAATGAGGACAATTACGTTATAATGATGGGGATGGGGTGAATGTCCCATCCCCATTAATTTTATAATCATAAATAAATTCAAAGAATTATGAAACTGTTTAACAGAAAAGCGGGAAACAAAACCATCAATTACAATGGTAAGAACGTGAAGTTTGTGAATTGTGTTGCTGAGGTTGAAGACGACTTTGGTAAGGAAGTCCTCAAGTTAGGAATCCCCGACCTGTACGAACACGGCAAACAGCCTGTATTCGAAACCCCGAAAGAGGTTCAGATGAAGTCAGACTTCAAAGACCGTGAAGAGTGGTACAAGAAAGAAATTGCTCGCCTGACAAATATCAATACAGCGAACAAAAAGAAGATTGAGGAACTCGAGCAAGAGGTTGAAAACTGGAAGAACGAATACAATCGTGAACACGAGTCTCGTATTCAACTCGCTGCGGGAACCGTTCCCCCAGCTGAGACAGTTACACCCCCTGCACCTGAAACTATCGTAGAGAACCCAACAGAGGGTACAGGCGAGGAAACTCAGGGAGACGCTGACCCCGAAGTAACAGGTGGCGAGGGAACCCCTACTCCTGAAGAGGAAGAGGCTGCTCTACGCAAGGAACTGGGTGCAATGAAGAAAGATGAACTGATTGCTTTTGGTCAGGAGGGTGGTATTGACATGACCGCTATCGCTGAAAAGACCAAAGCCGAAATCATCGAATTTTTGGTAAACGCTTCTAAAGAGTAATTCGAGATGGGACAACTTGTTTTGACAATGAAGTATAGAAAGAACACGGGGATGATATTTAATCCCACGGAGATTTTTTCTTTGTACCTGTACGGGATAACCATACAGGGAGGCGACGGGACTTCTTTCAGCAGTGAAAGTATGCGGTTCTATATACAGGCTGCTCAAAGAGAGGTTGAGAACTTCTTCAACCTGAAACTGATGCGCCAGTTCATTGACCAAGAGAAGTTGACATTTTACCGAGCCGACTATTGGCAGAGTTTCCCTATTCTGTTCACGAACTATCCCGTCAACAAACCGATATCGTTGACGGGACGGTTCAACAATCTTGAGCAAATTTCCTATCCGACACAATGGCTGACAACTCACCAGAACAGTTATGGTCTATATAAGCGAAGAGTTTCAATCGTTCCCACGGGTTCGGCTGTTGCTACTGCCAATGCTGAGGTCATCTTGAGTGGTCTGACAACCCAATTGGGAAGCCAGCACTTCAGGATGATGCCGGATTATTGGGACTTCCAGTATATTACAGGCTTTGACCTCGACCATATGCCTATGGACTTAATCAATCTGACGGGGAAATTGGCTACGTTCGGACCACTTGGAATTGCTGGTGACTTGATATTGGGTGCGGGTATCGCTAATCAATCAATTGGGGTAGATGGTTTAAGCCAGTCGATTGGTTCGACGAGTTCCCCCACTAATGCCGGATATGGAGCTCGTATTCTTCAGTATTCTCGTGAAATTAAAGAAACTGTTTCTCGTATTAAATTGATATATGACGAAATAAAGTCAGTGGTAATATGATGGAGAATTTTGTTTATATATATTCTTTGGAGTATCCGTTGGGGAATGTTCGTTATATTGGAAAAACGAAAAATCTTGCCCAACGGCTTCAGAAGCATATTAGAGAAGCAAGAAAAAGTACAAAGAACCATAGACTTTCTTGGATAAATTCTCTTTTGAAAATTGGAGAAAAACCAATCATGAATGAAGTTGATTTTGTTGATGAAAATGATTGGCAAATTTGGGAAATGTTTTATATATCATTATATAAAAGTTGGGGATTTGCTTTAACAAACAGTACATTTGGAGGAGAAGGGCTGTTGGCGAATGAAAATGTCAGAAGAAAAATTTCTGAATCTTGTAAGAAACATTGGGAAACCAATGAAGTGTGGGCAAAAAGAGTTAAGGGAACGGGACTTTTAAAAGGAAGGACGTCTTTTTCAGATAAAGAAATTGAAAACAATACTCGAGTTCTCAACAATTATGTGAAAGAACACGGTGTTTGGAATAAAGACAAATCTTGCCGAGTTCCTGATCCTACTCATAGAGGAAGAAATTTTTCTGATAGTTCAAAGAAAGTGATTCAACTATCATTAGATGGTTCCTTTATTAAGGAATGGGAAAGTGCTTCTTGCGCTGGTCATTCTTTAGGTTTGGGTCCAATTCAAATACGACAGTGTTTGAAAGGAGATAGAAAGAGTGCTTTTGGCTATTTATGGATAAGAAAAGGTGATTATGGAAAGAAGGATTAGTGATGCAAATGCTCAGTCTATGTTTGGGCAACCGCAAGTTTCATTTAGACCGAATGATTTTAATTCAGTCATTTGGGCGCACGGTTATGATATAATCTGTGAAAAGGCGATACGCTGTCCATGTCAGGGAAACTCGGGCAGTCCGTTACCTGATTGTCAGAACTGTCACGGCTTTGGATACTTCTTCGTAAACCCGAGGAGAACCAAAGCACTTGTAACAGGTCTGAACAGGAATACACAGTACGTTCAATGGGCTCCGGAATTGATGGGTACGGCTGCGATAACCGTTCGGGATGAAGATAAAGACTTCCTTTCCTACTTTGATAGAGTGACGGTAGAGGATGAATATGCTTCGTTTACGGAAATGTTGGTGGCGAGGGAGATGATAGGTGACGAGGTTGCTGTTTTTCTCTCTTATGCCCCAATAGAGGATGGTATCGTGGCAGTGTACACCTTTAAGGATTCCGAGTCCCCGTTAATCAAGTTAGACACATCAGTCTATGAGATAGTTCCCGAGAACCCGTATTGCTTGAGATTTGCTCCTGGGAACGTTCCTCCGGAGACAGGTGTTTCAGTCCTGTACAAACACAGGGTGGAATACCACATCATTGATATGCCTCACGAAATCCGAGCCTCGTTAGGTAAGGATAAGAAGAGCGGACAGTTTCAAATCCTCAAGATGCCGATACAGGGTGTGGGACGGAGAACTCACCTAATAGACATGCAGCGTCCTAATTACGATGGAAGTGGAATAATATATAACGACGACAATGATTCCGATACACGTTGATTTGAGTGAAATCGTAGCGGAGTTTGCTCTTACAGGTTCGCAGGCTCAGGAACTCGGTGGCGAGATTATCAATCGGGTGGTGACTGAGTATGTAAATAAGTGGGAGAACCTTGTCAATAGAGAGTTAAAGAAGACCCGAAAACTGTATAAGAATGCCATGTACGTTGATAGGGTGAGTCCGACGGAAGTGGTGTTTGGGCTTGCTCCCGGACAGGACGGGTTGGCTTTGGCTCTTGAAGAGGGGAAGGCTCCCTTTGACATGAAGCCAGGATTTTCCAACTCCTCAAAGAAGAAGACATCTGCGAGTGGGGGTTGGTATCTGACAATTCCGTTTCGGTACGCTACTCCTGATGCTGTGGCGGAATCAATGGTGTTTCAAAATCGGCTGCCGAAAGAGATTTACGATATTGCTAAGAGTAACGGTGGACAGCCTGTAAAGAAGAATCAGCTTCCTATACAGTACGCACAACTCGGGCAGCGTAAACCTATTCAAACAGCCGAAGGAATCATTCCGGCTTATACTCACAAAGCACCTCAATATCAAGGACTCGTACGAATTGATATCGCTTCTACTGATAAGGAGAACCGTGGGG